TTTGATTCTAGTTTTCTTGATGAATTATATGAACAAGCTCAAGGTGAGCCTTCAGAAGAAATACTTGAGAAGCTGCAAAAGATAGATTCAAGCCAACTTGCTGACATGTATGTTCAATACCGTCAACAGGTTGAATCACAAAAACCTACTACCAGTGACTTTACGCAACAGCAAACTGATGCTTTGTATGGCATTGTTGGTGGTCAAGAGCAGTACAGTCAGCTAACTAGCTGGGCATCACAAAATCTCAGTCAGCAGGAAGTTAACATGTTTGATGCTGTGATGGATTCAGGTGACCCTAATGCTGCCTTCTGGGCAATCCGCAGTCTTGCTATGCAATATGCAGATGTTAATGGCTATGAAGGTAATCGTATTTCAGGTAAGGCACCAACCTCTGGAGGCAATCAATTCCGTAGTCAGGCTGAGCTTGTACAAGCAATGTCTGATCCTAGATACGAAAGTGATGATGCTTACCGGACTGATGTTATGACAAAACTTGAAAACTCAAATCTTAATTTCTAATGTCTCAACAATCTGATGTTCTTAAGGCTTACGTAACTCGTTTTGAGCCGGAGCCTGAAGACAAAGAAGAAGAAGAAACTTCTGAAGAAAAAGAGGAGTAATCGTGTGGGAGGCACCTCAGAGTCGGACCTCCTATGCCTATGGCACTAAGCCCGTACGCGGATACCTTAGCTGCCGTCTAGACGGTGGGATAGACCACAACCTTCAAAGCTTTGAAGAGACTGATTAATACATTCTCTTAAATTAATGGCACAACAAAATTCTACACTGACCACTAGCCTTACAAGGCCTGGTCAATCTAATAGCACTGGAGACTCCCGCGCTCTTTTCTTGAAATTATTTTCAGGAGAAATGTTTAAAGGGTTCCAGAATAATACGATCGCTCGTGACTTGATCATGAAGCGTACCTTGAAGAACGGCAAATCTTTGCAGTTCATCTACACTGGACGCACAAAAAGTGAGTTCCATACGCCTGGTAATTCCATTCTTGGAAACAGCGATGGTGCACCACCCGTAGCTGAGAAGACCATCACAGTTGATGATCTCCTAATTAGTTCAGCCTTCGTTTACAATTTAGACGAAGTACTTTCTCATTACGACTTGAGGTCTGAGATCTCACGTAAGATTGGATATGCACTTGCAGAAAAGTATGACCGTCTTGCATTCCGTGCTGTTGCACGTGGTGCACGTCAGGCATCACCTATCACCAAAACCGGCTTTGTTGAGCCTGGTGGTACTCAGATTCGTGTAGGTGCAACCACCAACGATTCTGATGCTTTCAACTCTGGCAACCTTGTATCTGCTTTCTATGATGCAGCTGCTGCTCTTGATGAGAAAGGCGTCAGCTCTGACGGCCGCGTGGCTGTCCTCAACCCTCGTCAGTACTACGAACTGATTCAGGCTGTTGGTTCTAACGGTCTCGTTAACCGTGATGCACAAGGTACTGCTCTGCAAAGTGGTAACGGCATCATCGAGATTGCTGGTATCAAGGTCTACAAGTCCATGAACATCCCGTTCTTGGGTAAGTACGGCACTGCTTACGGCGGTACTACTGGCGTTACCTCTCCGACCAATGTCGGTTCCTTCGTTGGTGAAACCATGGAAGATGCCTCTGGCGCTACCACTGGTATCAACAACGATTACGGTACTGCTGCTGAAGTTGGCTCCAAGTCCTGCGGTCTGATCTTCCAAAAGGAAGCAGCCGGTATGGTCGAAGCCATCGGACCACAGGTGCAAGTCACCAGTGGAGATGTGTCCGTTGTCTACCAAGGCGACGTGATGCTCGGCCGTTTGGCCTGTGGTGCAGATTATCTGAACCCTGCAGCCAGCGTTGAGCTGTATGTAGGCGCTTCTGCTCCTTCTGCATTCTGATTTATTTACACACAAGGGATCCTTCGGGGTCCCTTTTTTTTTACTTATATGATATGTCTTCTTCTTCGATTAGCCGACTTACCGAACTTAATGCTATCAATGAAGTCTTAGCGGCTGTAGGTCAAGCACCTGTCACCACTCTGGATCAAACAAACCCGGACGTTTCGATTATCCAACAGACTCTCAAAAGTGTGTCTCGGGAAGTCCAGTCTGAGGGTTGGCATTATAACAAAGAATATAACTATAAATTAACTCCACAGTCAGATAAGACAATTCCTATTACTGACAATATGCTTCAGGTTGACCTGAGTCAAAAATATCATGGTTCTAAAGATGTAGTCCGTCGTAATGGCAAGCTATATGACAAGTGGAAAGAACCGCGTGAAGATGCTTATAAGTTTGATGGTGATGTATATGCTGATATTGTTTGGTACTTTGACTGGTTAGATCTTCCAGTATCAATCCAAGATTATATTATTGCAAGAACTTGTACTATTTCATCTACTCGTCTTGTGGGAGATCCTGCCCAATATCAGATCCTTCAGCAAAGCGAAGCTAGTAAAAGAGCTAATGCTCTTGAGTATGACTGTAATCAAGCTGACTACACATTCTTCGGACACCCTGAAGGTGAAAACTATTACATCAGTTATCAACCCTATAAAGCACTGTATCGCTAATGCCTGCTATCACTCAGAGAATCACCAACTTTCTGGGTGGTGTATCAACTCAACCTGACACAAAGAAGCTTCCTGGTCAGGTTAAAGAAGCCAAAAATGTTTACCCTGATCCTGCTTTAGGTCTTACTAAAAGACCTGGATTTAAGTTCCTTGATGCTCTGCATAATGGAAGTGGCACTGATTACACTACCCCTGCTTTTGCTAATGCTAAGTGGTTCTACATTAATAGAGATGACGATGAAGTCTATCTTGGTTGCATTGTAGGTAATACAACTCCTTCAAATGCTGCTATCCACATTTGGAATGCAACCCCTGACAGTAGTGGTAACTACGTTAAATCTACTGTTACTTATGGAAGTTCTGGTAATCCACGTGCTTATCTCGATGGTCTTCTTTCTAAAAATTATGAACTTCTGACTGTCCAAGATACTTCTATAATTCTCAATAAAACAAAAACAGTAGCAGCTTTATCAGGTACTGCTATTGCTACTCATTCCGGTTCCGTTATTGTACGGTCTATTGAATATAGTGCGACTTATCAAATCATTATTGATGGCACTACCTTTTCTTATCAAACCTATAATGCTGATAATTTTACCAACCCTTCTAGTACCGACACTAAGCTCAATGCAGACACTATCCTTACAGGATTAAAGACTGCTATTGACGCCGCTAGTATCTCTGGCCTTACTGTAGAAAAAGGTAGCTTTTGTCTTGAATTAACAAAGACATCTGCATTTACTCTTGATGCAAAAGGAGGTGTTGGTGGTACTGCTTTACGATCCTTCCAAGACGAAGTTGATGTAGTCACTGACCTACCTACTGTATCTAAGCATGGTAGACAAGTCACTGTTGTTAATACATCAGCTGCTGCTGATACTTATTATGCTGAGTTTGTTGCAAACAAAGGTAGTGGTCTAGGTGATGGTTATTGGATGGAAACGCTAAAGCCTGGGTTGTCACCAGGGCTTGATGCTTCCACAATGCCTCATGAGTTAGTTAATACATCACTCAACAACTTCACCTTTCAACAGATCAATTACACTGCGCGGCTTGTAGGTGACGACACTACTAACAGTCAACCTAGTTTTGTTGGTAATACTATTAACGCAGCATTTTTCAATAACAACCGTCTTGGTTTCTTGACTGGTGAAAATGTTTCAATGAGTCAGTCTGGTGAGTTTTTTAATTTCTACCACATTACATCATCTCTTTCTTCTGCCTCTGATCCAGTTGATCTTGCCTGTTCAAGTGTTCGACCTTTGCAGCTTCATGCTGCTTTGCCTGCTGTTACTGGCTTGCTGTTATTTAGCCAGAATCAACAGTTCATCATGTATTCAGAGTCTGGCAATTTAACGCCTCAAGACTCTTTGATTAACGGGATGTCGAACTATGAGATGGATAAAAACATACCACCTACTGCAGTCGGTACTAACATTTATTTTGTTAGTAAAACACCTGCTTGGTCTCGTATCTTCTCTTATACCTTACGTGGTCTTCAAAACCCACCACAGGTTCTTGACATTGGAAAGGTAGTTTCTCAATATATTCCATCTTCAGTCACTCACATGGTGAGTAGTCCACAGAACTCTTTTGTTTGTCTGTATGGTGAAACTGATAAGACTTTGTATTTTTATCGTTTCTACGATTCAGGTGAACGACAAGAAATGCAGGCATGGTTTAAGTGGGAACTTCCTGGCTTTCCACTGTCTATCAATGTAGAACAGGATGTTATGTATGCCGTTATCCAGGCTGGCACCAAGTACATGATGTGCAGTTTGAATATAACAAGTACACCTAGCGAGGCTATTGTCACTAGCTCTACTGGTAACTCAGTTAATCCTTACATGGATTTTTATGCAACTGCTGCCAGTGTTACTGCATTAAATGGTGGATCTAGAATCAACCTTCCTTATGATGATGTAAGTGGACTTGATCCTGTAATTCTAGTAAAAGGTTCAGGTATCAATTTTTCTAATATCAGTGAATCTGGATTTACTGCTCCTGTTACTAAAGTCACAAGTGGTGGTTCAACTTACTTCTATCTTGCTGGTAAAGACTTAAGTTCTCAAGCCGGTGATGTTGTTGTTGGATATAAGTTTGCTTATGACGTAACACTTCCAACTCTTTATTATCAGCAATCACCTGAAGGTTCACGTGTTGACTATGCTAGTTATCTTGTACT